GCATGGGGCCATACACAGTAATCGAAATTAGCGAGATATTTGGACAGCGTGTATCAGATGTAGTTTCTTTTCTCGATGCACCTGCATTTAATGTAGACATCTGGAGAATGGTGTCTGAAGTATTAGACCTGATAGATAAGCGTACAGGGCTCACAGAACTCCTATACGGCCTTTCAGGAGGTACGCAGATACGTTCTGCCACAGAAGCTGATGTACGCAACCAGAACGTGTCAGTGCGTCCTGACGACATGGCAAGTAGAGTGGAAGACTGGCTTAGCCACTGTGCCATGAAAGAGATGGAAGCTGCTGAATGGTCATTAAGCGGACAGGACGTTCAACCTATTCTTGGTGATGTCGGTGCGTTAATCTGGGAACAGCGAATACAGTCGCAAGAATTTGAGCGCACTGTAATGGATTTTGATTATAGGATTGAAGCAGGATCTGCTCGTAAGCCTAACAAAACAAATCGTGTTCGTCAGCTAAATGAATTTGGCCAGATTGTAATGCCAATGCTACAGCAATTCGTCCAGATGGGGATTGACCAGCCTTACAACTCATTTGTACGGGATTGGGCTAAGGCTAACGAGCTAGATGCTGAGCCTTACTTAATCAATATGGCTGAAATAAAACAGCAGGAAGAACAAGCACAGCAAGGTAAACCTAATCCAGAAGAGCAAGCTCAGCAGATGCAGCAACAAATGCAACAGCAGCAGATGCAAATGGAACAGCAGAAAATGCAGATGGAGATGCAGGCTAAGCAAGCTGAACTTCAGATTAAACAGCAAGAAATGCAAATGAAGAAGGCTGAGTCTGAAGCAAAGCAAGAAGAAATTCGGGCTAAGCAGCGACAGGGCGATGAGTCTGCTCGTATAGCTGCTACTAAATCCCAAATAGAAAGCCAGAAGATTCAGCTCGAACAGCAAATCCATATCCAAGAAATGCGACAGGATTCAGAAAAGCACCAGCAGGAGATGGCTCAGGAAAGAGAGCGTCACCAAATGGAGCTTGAATTCATGAAAGCAAAGAGTGAAGCAGAAAGACGAAAGGCCCAACAGACCAATGACTCATAAAGATTACGAACGGTATCGCAAGCAGTGTGAAGAAGCAGGTAGGGTAGATTTCTACGAACATTTAATATCTGAAGGAAATAACCCTGGCTTTGCTGCTATGCTTGCAATGCAACGTCCTGCTGGAGCTAAAGGAACTGAACGAGCTTTCCTTGAAGGCCAGCAACATTGGGCGGATAGTCTTTCTCATAACTGTGCTGAAGCATTGCACAGAATTGCCAAAGAGTCTGGCATATCAACCCAAGGCAAAAAATACATCGGTGGACTAGGAAGGCCTAATGACCCAATGGCCTGGGTATCTACTCAAGATGATGTCCGTACAGCACTTAAAGCTAAAGGGCTTAGTGCTACAGGTGGTGTAAATTACAAAGCGCCTGAGCGAGAATTTAAGAAGCGAAAACGAATGGCTGATGACCTCGTCCATGAGTACACCGCAAAAGAGCTTAAGAAAGATCCTAGCCTCGCAGAAGCTGTTAGAAAAAATCCCGAGAAACTAAAAGAGGTTAAAGAAAAAGTCATTAACAAACATACCAAAGGAAAGAAATAATGGTTAATCCAATCGGAATGCCTATCGGTGGCTCCCCTATGGGGCCACACGGAATGCCCCCGCAGCACCCCGCTATGCCCACTATTCCTATGGATGCCTTGCCTCCAGGTATGACTCCACAGGGAGCAATGCTTGCTCAGCCTTCAGGAATTATACAGCCTACGCCTAACGACATAATGATGGCTAAGATGGCGGCTACTCGTGCAAGACTGGATGAAATAAGACGACTTCAAGCTGAGGGGCGGGATCAGGCAATAAGGGAAGCAGGCATAGACCCTAATTATAATGAGTGGAATGATCCACGGCTTGCTGTTCCTAGCGACGCTGCTATAACCCCAGGCGGCTCTATTTATAGACCAAATGATTTCCCAACTGGCAATGTAAATATTGCCTATGGTCATCCCAGTACCACACTGAAGCCACATGAAAGAGAGTTCCTTGAAGGCAATATTGAAAACTTTGAGAACAATGTACCTGTAAATCCAAATACAGGCAGATTCCTTCCTGAGTACAAAGGGCCAACTAAAAAGTCCCGCAAAGAAAAAATCAGAAGAGATCAAGATGCCCGAGTGGAGGCTATGAAACAGGAAGAGTTAGAGCTGGGAGGCTTCTACCGCCCCGACATGATGGATCCTGATGGAACTATTGTTGAAGGAGAACTGGTAACTCAAGAAGTAAGAGACCGCCGAGGTAATGTAGTAGGCACTATTATTCCTATAGAAGATAAACAAGGCCGTCCTAGATACATGATTGATGCTCCGGGAAGCGATTATAACGGAGTAACGTATTCACCAGCCACGCATACATGGGACGGAACAAAGATTCGTAAGTTAACAGCAAGGGAAAAAAGAGGCGGCAAGGGAGAAGCCGCACTCCAAACAGTCGAAGGCGAAATGGCCTTACATGACGACATACAGGGTTTCGGAGATAAGCAGCCTCTAGGTCGTCCTCAATCTGGGCAAGGGATTATGGAAGAAGCCTTTGCTGAACAATTTCATGAAGATGTAACTAAGCCTATTCTTAATATACCAGCCGCAGCAGGAGGAGTAATCGAGGATCTATTTGGTTCTAATGTGGGTGCTCGCGGATGGATGACACCAGAAGAGCAAGCAGCAAGGCCTGCAAAGGAAGGTCTTATCAGGAACCTGCTTAATCAAGGCGCTGGTGCACTTACCCACATAACCAATGAATATTTACCGCCATTGCAAGACGCATACAATAAAGTCAGAGGGTTCAACGAAGCTCAGCAAGAAAGAGAACGTAAGATTGCTGAAATGCGAGAACTCGAAGCAATTCGCCAAGGTAAGATCAGGGATCAAAATAATCCTGTCCGTCAAGCTGAGGAAGAAACCCTTAATCGCCGAAGAGGTCTCTTAGATCAGTTAGAGGCTGCAGCACCGTCTGCACCTCAGTATGATCCCACTTCACCTCCTGCTCCCGGTTCTGACATCTTAACCTATGAAGAAGCTGTTAAAAGAAAGGCTGACCAAATAGTTGCAGACCTAGAAGAGAGGCGCCGAGAAAAAGCAGAGGCAGGTGAGTGGGGGCCTCCACAATTAGATAGTCCTGCCTATGACCCAGAAACCGGCGGTGTTCGTGGCTGGGAAGAACTGCAGAGTGAAGATCCAAGAAGGTTTGTTGCTATCTTGAAGATGCTAGATGAATATTCTAGAGCGACTGGGAAGAAGATTGATGTTAGATCTATGTCTAGAGATCAAATCCTGAAGTTAGTAAAAGATATAAATAGACAAAATTGGAGATGATAAATGTCATCAGTATCAGAAACAGTCTTAACCTATGAAGATATACTGCACTACATGACATCCCTTTTGGATGGTGGTGCTAGAACAAAAGATCTTCGTATGCACAAAGAAGTCATACAGGGATCTTATCGTGATATTTCCATGGGTAATGAGTGGCAATACTATATGGATGAAGGCCGTATAGATATGACTACTGGCTACAAGGAAAGCACAGTAACATACAATGCTACCTCTAAGGCACTGACACTAACTGATGGAAGCAAGTCGTGGCCTACTTGGGCCAAGTATGGCCGACTCAAGATAGGCGATGACATTTACAATGTGAAAAGCAGGGATAGTAATACTGTCCTGACCTTAGGCGACCTAGCACCTACTGGAGATCTATCTGCGACTAGCTATGAGCTGGTTAGGAGCATTTACCAGCTCCCAGATGATCTATGGAGGCTTTATGATGTCGCCGTCATGGAAAGCAACTGGCTCACTTATTACATTACCCCTACTGAATGGCAGCAGCGAGAGTCATATCTTAGCGGTTCCGGTCAGCCATGGGCATGGACGATCATGAAAGATCCCCATGAGATGAATAGGTGGTCTTTGTGGGTAGACCCAAGCCCTGATACCTCTGAGCCTCTGATGTTTGTGTATAGAAGAAAGCCTAGAACTCTTCGTTGGGCAGGAACGGAGACAAAAGCAAGAACTTACACAGCATCAGGCTCTAGTGGTAACACTACTCTAACCACCTCAACTGCTCTCCCGTCTTCCATGGTTGGTTCTGTTATACGGTTGACTTCCGATGGCACTTTAGCCACTGGCCTCTCAGGAAATAACCCTTATACCGAACAGCACGAAATTATTGGCCTCTCTGGTACAACTGTCACGCTTTCTGGGGCATTAGTTGATAATCATTCGTCATCAAAAATAATTATCTCTGACCCGATTGATATGTCAGACACGATGCTCGAAGCGTTTAAGGCTCAGATTGAGTACCGGATGGCTAGATTCTCCAATGACCAGAGAGGTACTGTTCAGGCTAGAAAGGTTGCAGACTTGGAATTACGCAGAGCCTTAGAATCTGAGTCAAGAATCGGTAGTGCTATGGGCTCTCGGTACTCTCGCTACGACTATTTGTTTACACACCTGGATGGTCATATAACAACGAGCAGCTAGAATGGCAAAAATATCTAACTTCAAAGGACTAATAACTGACGCTGACCCTGCAGATGTACCTGCAGGTGCATCTAAAGAGCAGG